TATCTCCCACAGCACCACCAGACACGCTGGTAACTTCTGCTGTGATAAGATACGTCTTATAATTGCGTGGAGTTTTCAGCTGAATGGTTTTCACTGAGTTATTAAACGGATATACCTGGGAGTTTGTCAGGGTGACTGTGACTTTCTCGCCGTCAAGTCCCTCTACTTTTCTCATAACACTTTTCAGCATTCTGACAGCCTCTGCGCTTATTTCATGTCCTTCCAGGATTCCCTGCTCCATGTGATTGAAATTAGTTGCACTCTGCTCAGTGCCTTCCTGCAGAACTTCTCCCGGATCAGGGACGTGTTCAATACTTCCATCCGAGTTCTGAGTTTCTTTGTACCGATACGGATTTTCTACGACTTCATCTTTCCAATATGTCGGTTCGTACATTGTGCATACCTCCTTCCTACTCCTCTAAAATGTTGATGGTTACTCGGTAATAAATACCTTCCTTTTTGGATTTCTTGGTGATATTTTCAGCTTTACTCCACCAAAGCTCTCCACTTGTACTGTAAAGCTGTACTTCTGTTACCTTTACCTCACCGGATTCCGAAGGGTTTAATATAAATTCAATCTTTACTTTTCCATCACTGCTAATAGTGATATCTGTAATCTCTGACCGGTAATAGGTGGAACCGATTTTGTATTTGGCATAAGCGACCGTATTCTTCACATGACTTCTGAATCCGGCCAGTGCCGCAGCTGATAACATTGCTACTCCTCCTTTTACAATTTTCTTTTGCTTCCGCAAGCACGATACAAAACTTCTGCATTTGTGCTATCTACCTGCACATTCAACGCTCCTGGTTCTATCTCGGCCAGAAAGCTCCTATCTGGCTTTGTGCCAGAAATAGGATAGGGAAACTCGACACCTTTACCTTCTGACGAAGCCTGCAGCTGTAACGCAGTCAGACGGGCATCGTATGCTCTATCCGGTTTGGTTCCAGCTACAACATAAGGAAATTCCCTACTCATTCTGTTCGCAGTAACAATAACAGAACCATGTTCCGAAATCCCTACCCAATTAACTTGCGGATATGTACCTGCTTTTCTTCCTCTTGCTGTCATTCGATAAGGGAATTTCTGCGGCTGAGGATCTGCCCGAATTTTGATTGTTGTTGGAGTATCAAAAACCACTCGGAAACTTTTTTGTGCCTGTTTCACCTCGTTCACCAATTTTATAATCTGATCTAAACTGGCTTCCGAAGTCCCAGGGCTTACGCTGATTTCAAAGGTATGAGGTGCTGTGTTTTCAATTAGCTTGACATCTCTTCCACACAATTCTTTCAGCAGCATCTCGATTCTGGCCGGATTCATCGGCTTCCTGTAGTTCCTTTTTGAAATAACTCGACTCCGGCGTTCTTCAATACTCAATGCTTCATTGGTCGGCAGCCCATAGCTTTGCTCCCAATAAGGAAGGGACCAGGTTGCCGTTTCCGGAAATGCCTGCTCCCTTAATTCGTTAATTGTGTCCTGCGCCAATGATAGAGGTACGCTCATAACCTCGAAAATCCATTTTCCCACATATGAGTTGTCGTAAATGGGGGAGATCATACCCATCATGTCCCTTGCAAGTTCTCTGGTTGGGAAGCTCTCTAAATCAAACATTTAGCTTCCCTCCTTCACCATGACAGACTTTGTGCTCGGATACTGATCCAGTTTGATTTTGATGTTTGAAATGCCGCCATTCATAAGCAACTCCTCAAAATCATCAACACCAGGCGTATTGGTAAGTACTGAATGTACCCAATTGTATTTCACTTCTCCTTCCGAATTTACGGTCTTGTAATACTTCGCAAGGCCAGTTTTGAAATCTTTTAGAACTTCTTCCTTGGCGTATCCATCTTCCAGTTCAATACTCTTGATGGTATAATCTATCTCTACCAGCTCCGGAGCGGAAACTGTCAAAATAGTATTCGGCGGTGCAAGCCTGTCCAGCGGGCTTTCAGGACTCATTATGTAGTTATATACTGCTTTCTGGAGTGTTTCGTTTGCAGCTTCTCCGTTTCCGTCAAGCACGATGATCTTTACCGTTTCTGGTCCGTTCCATTCCGGTACGACAATGGCCGTTCCTATTCCGGCTACCGACTCAGCCCAGCGTTTGTAATCTGACTCATTACCGATATAAGAATCATCCATCTGCTCATTTGCCTCCATGATTCTCTCTCTCAGTTCATCGTCCGTCTCTTCCTCTGTACCGCCGGTTGCTTTTACAGGATTGGTGATCGATACAATTCCCTCTACCGGAACTGACATCATCGTAATTGTGTTTGCATTCACGTTTGATTCAACGCCGGCAATCATTGCTCTGGCGATTACAGTTCCAGTGCCATTTTCGTTCAGTACGCACGCCTCTTCGGTGGCAAATTCTATAGACTCCACTTCTTCTGTTGCTGGTGTCGCAAACACCGTTCCTGTTGCTATAATAGTTCCTGGTTCTCCGGTAATTTCAATCGTAACACTGGCAAAGTTCGGTGCTTTTCTCGCTAACCTTGCCATATTTGCAAGATAATCAAGAAATTCTCCACTGCTCCACTGTGGGAACATCAACTTCAATGTTTCCGGGATGTAATATTCCAGCAGTTCCGATGCGATCAATGCTGTTGGCCTGGTGAAATCCCATGGGAAACCAGCCTCCGTTTTGTCAATATCATCTGGAAGCATATCCATCATTCTCTGATGAATTGTATCTACATCGCAATCCTGTAGAAATGCAGGCAATGTAAAGTCTTCTATCATCTTAGCTCACCCCTTTCTCAAAGACAGTTGATATTGTTTCTTCCTCTTCCCACTGCGCTCCTTTGACGATGAACGAAACCACCGCATCTCCAGAGCTGTAATCAAAAATAAAATTGCGGACGTACTCTGTTGCCGGGTGAACCAGCAACGCATCAGTAATCGTCCGCTCAATCTCGCTTTCCCTTGAATCCTTGTCCGGGAAATCCTCCATATCTTCAAACTCGGTGCCAATATCATCGCTATACGCCAGAAATGCTTCCCTTTCTGTCTGAATAACTTTCCAGCACCACTGCATAAATGCTTCCCTGCCGTCTGCACGAACCATTTTATTTGATCCGTCTCTCACGAAATCTCCCTTGTCGAAGTCAAACGCCACCGAAGAGCGGTATCTTTCTTCGTATTCGGGATCGTCCGGTATCTCCGGCAGGTCAAATACCGGAAATAACTGGTCTGCCATAAATCCTCCTTCCTATGATTTCTTTACTACATCGACTACAACAGGAGTATTCTTTACCCATGTTACAAGAACGGTATCTCCAGCTTTCACCTTTGGCAAAGTTACTGAATGTTCGTGGCTTCCGTTTCCGGAATTATGTCCTCCATGGCTTCCTCCGGAGATATTTATTTTTAATCCAGAAACCAGCCGTCCAAGGTAATACTCTCCTTTGGGAATAGGAATAGGGAACGTATTAGTTGTCAAACTTCCGTCTTTTCCTATGACGCCGAAGTCTGGCTCTATGTCCCCTATTCCATCTTCCATAGTTTCTTTTATTCTTTGCTGCAATACTCTTGCCAGCTTATTCATTCCAGGATTTCCTCCTGCAGTATCTGCCACGTCTTCACCCCCCTACTCAAATGTGCCTTCGTCAACCCAGCCGTAAACATTACTCTTGCTATCCATGTGTACTAAATGCCATGGGTGAGCTTTTCCGTTACCTGCGCAGTTCGGTCCTAATGTGATCTTTGCTTTTCCCGCAGTTGCTCTATAGCCCCTTGCATCTGACCAACTGCTATCGTAATGTGTACCACCTTTGAAATTCACGACATCTCCAACTTTGTATGTCTTCTTCTTCGTATTACCCGAAGTTTTCTTCTTTGGTTTTGCGGTCGGCTCGGCTGTCTTTTTGACATCCATAGTCATCTGTCCGTTTTTGGCATTATGCTGAATGCTATTTATCAGATAATATCCGTTCAGAGAACCGACT